TCAGGGTGATTTCTTTCATTGCTTTCCTCCCAAATAATTACGTCGTCTGACCGTCGTCCTTCATGAATCTCCAGGTATCCGCCGTGATGGTCGGGTTCCAGGTGATGGCGCTGTCCGGCTGGAAGCTGACCTCTGCGAGCTCCGTAATGAAGCCTTTGGTCGTGCCGATCATGATCATGTCGTCATCGTCCTTCATGAGGAACAGGTAAGCCTCTGCCTCCGGCATCGCCGATGCGGTCACGTCCACGCTGATCAGCTTGCCGTGGTCAGTGGTCGCCGGTGTGACGGTCACGTGATCCGCGCCGAAAACCGTCTTGAAGGACTCCTCCGTGGTGTCGATGATCGGGGCGCTGATCGTGCCGGACTCATCACTGGGCGTGGTTCTTTCAACCTGCTTTGCCCAGTTTTTCAGTTTTTCAAAGCTCCAGTTGGGATTGAAGCTGATGCCGTCTTCAGAGATGGCGCCAACCTCGACCCATGCCGCCGCAAGCGCCTCACTCGGAGACGTGGGCAGGGCAGTTCCGGCGGGAGCGTGATAAAACATTCCCGTGATACCGGATTCGGCATAGTTACCGATGCCCAGATTTACATCATGAGTTGCCATATTTAAACCTCCATGGTGGTCTGGTGCGCGACGACCTCAAGAGCCGCCGTACACATACAAATGTCCGGCCTCACGGGGTCAACACCCCACGAGCCGGACGAAGTAACGTTTACATGTTTAATCTGTGTAGTATGCAGGGCCGCGCACGCCTTCAGGATGCCGATTGCCGTCCTAAGTATCCGGCCAGCCTCTGCCTCGGTCTTTGCCCGGGCGTCGAGTGATACCCTGATCCTGTCGATGGTGTCACTGTCTTCGCCGCCTGACTTGGTGACCAGGATGCACGGCAGGGTGAAGTCCTTCGGGAGCGGCCTGCAATATGTTGTGATGTAGTCGGACAAAGTCAGCCTGATTTCGTCCTCAACATCAATCGGAATTCTGATATTCATGTCGGCCTCCTGACTAGATTCCGAACACAGCCGCCGAGAGCGCCTTGTATTCTGATTCTGCCTGACGTGCCAAAGTGCCTTTTGCGTATACCACCGCCATCTGCCGATTGCTCCCGTAAGCGTAAACAACCTTTGACGGCTTCGTTTCGTACCCGTCCTTTAACACGTCTGTGATGGAGCCGTCCGAGTGCAGGGCCGTTGCCGCTGTAATCAGGTTAGTGTTCGCCGTGTCCGCGATCTTCTCCGCCGCGTCATTGCACATCGAAGCCAAGGCAGGCACACACAGCACATCAGCAAAACCTTCATGCAACCACTTTGTGATTTTTATCTGTTTCGCCATTAGCCGCTCCACCTCCTCAAACCGACCTGCACATATGACGCCCGACCTGTCGCCGAATGCCAGACGCGGGGTGCGCCGGCCAGCTCGTAGGTCTGCCCCTCGAAACTTACCCGGTCGCCCTCGCGGATGTCGGTATTCAGCGGCAGGAATCCGGTCATGCCATCCTCGATGCCAAGCACACGGCCATCCTGTGACAGGCTTGTCGATGCGGGCTGAATGGAGCACCCGGACACGTCGAACTCGAGAGCATTGTCCCAGTCGCGCATCTGTGAGCCGCGCTCAACCTTGACGCCCGGCCTGATGACGGTGATGGTCTGATTTGCCCATGATGGAAGCATCAAAACACCCCCTGACATCTGAACGGCGCAAGCGCTTCTTTGCCGTCATCCGGCAGAGCCGTTGCCCGTGCGTTCGCCACCCAGTTTGCGTTGTAGGTGATGGACACACCGCCCGCCGTCTCATTCGTGACGCCGCCTGACGATGCCAGGACTCGCGTTGCTGAGTGTGCGGCAAGTTCGGCAATACTTCCAAGCATCCCGTCAAGCAGGCCCGCCGTGTAGGTGACGGCCACCTCCGCCCGCCTTGACTGATGCGGCACATCGTACACACGGACAATGCCGTTAGTCTCGAAAGAGTGCTCGTATTCAGTACCGCCCACCGTCACGGACTCGATAGCCGTCACGAATTTGGCCGGGAGCTGAATAAGCAGGTCGCCATCCGTCCGGGTGACGCGCCTATCCTGCATGGTTGCCGTGAACTTACAGGGCAGGGACGGATACAGATGCCATCCGCAATAATTACGGATCGCCGCTGATGCCGCCTCAAGCTCTTTCGGGATGCGCATGTCCCCGGCGTACTTCCTAGCCGTGAAGAAGTCAAAATCTTCATCGGATAAGAGGTTAGGCAAGGCGCAGGCGTCAATGATTTCGTATCCCCAAAGGGTCATCATTTTGTCTTCACCGCCCTTGCCTTGTTTGCAGGTTTCACCGCTTTTTTAGGCGGTTCGACCGCCTTTTTGACCTCAACGGCGCCCTCAGGCTGCTCGCCTTCCTCAAACTGGAACTGGTAGCCGTTCACGATATAGTCCTTTAACATGTGGTTTCACCGCCTTTCGAAGGGAGGGCCGAGGCCCTCCGGGTTAATTCATCAGGATGCCTTGGTCAGCTTCTTGAAGCCTGCCGGGCGTCTGACAGCGAGCGCCAGTCTCTCCTCGGCTCTGATGGTCATCAGGTTCTTCACGAAGTCGTCCTCGTTGGTGTTCACGGCCTCAACGGACACGCCGCCATTGGTGACCACGGAAGCGCAAGTCTTGAACGCACCGACCACAACCGTACCGGAAGTGATGGACGAAGATACGCATACCGGGATACCCCACAGATTCGGGATGGACTGTTCGCCAAAGTATCCGCCGCCGTAATAGGTGCCGTTGTTGTACTTGCCAACTCTCAGTGTGTACCAGTCAGCCGGGTTCATGGCGATGGCATCAGCGGCAAAGCCTGTCTGAGCCTGTACGTCCATGGCGGCCTGAAGGATCGCGTCGGCGATGTCGGTCGCGGTGCCGGTAGCGGCATACGTTCCTGTCTGGATGCCAGTGGTAGCAAGCAGGTCAGTCACCAGTTTGCCCTGTTCCACAAGGCCCAGCTCATAGAGCAGGCGGCCGTTGATCGCGGATGCCAGGAACGGATAGTCGTTGATGTACTCGTCGGACTCTTTGATGTGGCAAGCGACCTTGGCAAGCGATACGGTTTTCGGGGTAGGATCGGCAAAGTGAACCTGCGGTTTCTCATTGCCTTCAGCCGTCACGGCCGGGGCGCCCTGGATCGCACCCTCGACCAGATAAACCAGTGTGGAGCCGGTGATGGTCTCAGCGCCGAACAGGTCACGAATGACAAGCGGCGTGCGGGCACCGGTGACAACGTTGCGGTCGAACGTGGTTGCATAATCGACAGCCCCCGCCGGTGAGGTCTGTGTGTCAGTGGCGGCCTTGATGTAAGCCGGGGCCACGACGTCAAATCTCTTGCCGTGCTCGCTCGCTTTCAGATGGTTGATGAAGTTTTCGCCAAGGTTGGCGGCAGTTTTGACTTCCATGGTGGAATCCTCCTGTTCTTTCTTGCCGATGATGTTCAGCAGGGCAGCTTTCTTTTCGGCCTGCTCGATTTCGGCTGTTTTGGTTTCGATTTCGGCCTGAAGCTTTTCGCCCTCGGCGATGGCTTCAGCGTCGTTCTCCTCGATGCGCTCCTTCAGAGCGGCGAGGGCGGATTTTGCTTCCGCAAGCTGTTCTTTCAGAGTCATGTCCTGTCCTCCATTGATTTGATGTATTCAAGCAGTCTCTCTTTCAGCGGATTGCTCTGCTCAGGCTCCTCCGGTGCCCCGTTGGCCTTTGCTTCGTCCTCTCCGTCATCCGGTTCGTCTGCTCCGTCAAGCTGACCGAGTACGTCTCTGATCAGCGTGATGGCCTGCTCAAGTTTGTCTGCGTCTGATTTGCTGTTACGCCGTCCGGCCTTGACCTCGGTCATGACCGCGTTCTGGTTTGCCGGGATCGGCACGATGCTGATCTCGAAAAGGTCAAGCTTCCTCAGTTCGTTCGCCTTGCGTCCGTCCTCAAGGGTGACCTCACCGGCGTCGAGCACATCAAACGCAAAGCTGAACTGATAGACGACGCCCGACTTCACAAGCTCGCGCTTTTCCTGGGCGAGCGGCGAATCAAAAAAGGTCGCTTCTTTCATCAGCGGCCCTTTGTCGGTATCTTCAATATTTTCGGGGTATACCGCCCCGACGATCTGGTTTAAATCGTGATTGAAACACAACGGGAACGGGTGCCCGCTCTCTTTGCGCTTTTGAATTGTCTCCGTAAACGCTCCGGGAGCGATAATGTCGCCGTAGCTGTCCGGCTCCCTGTCGTAGGTTGAAAAGTAACCGCTGATCGTGCCGGTGTCCTTTTCCTCTGCTGACTTGATCTTGAATTCTTTGTATTTGTGCTCCATGGTTAATCCTCCAACTCTGTGATGATCACCTCGACGTGACAGTTACATCCACACGACTCATCAGGCGGCAGGTCAAAGTCGCCGGGCCAGTATGCGCCGTTTGAAAACCTCTGCCCACTCGGAACCACCTGCCCGTTCATCATCATGTGAGACAGACGGCTGTTCGGGCCTGTCACCCACTTCTTGTCAATTCGCTTTGTGTATCCTCCGTCACGAGCCTGTTTTGCGGCCTCCATGGTCGCCCAGCCTGCAACGGCGGTCGCGAGTGACCTCGCAAAAACAGCCGCGTCATGATTTTCACGTTTCTCGAAAACCTCAGCCGGTTCGGCTTCCTCATCCTCCACGGCGTCCTCAAGCTTTTCGTGGGTGATAACGTTGATCATGTGTGCCCTGACTTCCGCGTACTTCTTGAGGTACGCCCGCGTCAGCTCTACGCCGTACTCGGTGCCCATGACATCAGCGGCATCCATACCATGTTTGTCTGCGATGGCATCGATGACCGGAAGCAGGTCTTCCGCAAGTTCGCTGTCCCATCGTTCTTCATCCCACCATTCACGGCCCGCGCCGATTTTGGGGAGGATGCTGTCGGCCTGGTGTTTGAAGAACTTCTTCAGGATCGCCGCCACATCGTCGTCTTCCTGTTCATCCGACTTGCCCTTGATGCGGATCGTGTCCTCCCGGTCTTTCCGGCGGGACGGTGAGATCAGCTTCACATCGGGGTCGCCGCTGTTCTGGTTCGAGTGCGTATCCTGTGGGGATGCCTGACCGCCTTCGATGACATTCAGCGGTGTGATCAGCTTGTCTCCACCGTCCACCGGCGGCAGGTTATTGTCCGCACGGGCTTCGTTGCGTGTCATCCACGGGCCGCCCACGGACGCCTGCAGGATGCTTGCACGCTCCTCGAAGCTGCCCTTGAGCTTTTCGGTGAGGTCGAACTCGACATAGAGAGACGGATCGGCGCCGATCATCGGAAGCAGAAAGGCGTTGACCCTCTGCTGTAACATCTGCAGGGTCGGCCCAAGGCAGTCCGCATACAGCGCCCTCGCGTTGTCCTTTGCGCTTGCGTAGGTCTGCGTGGTGGTGTGCCAGATGAGCGAGGGGTTGACGTGGTAAGCCGCCGCCACGTCCTCACGGCTGAGCTGTTTGGTTTCGGCATACTGGGCCTGCTGAGCATTAAACTGGTACGGCTTGATTTCCATGCCGTCCTCGAGCAGGGGGATTTTGCCCGCGTTGGAGCCGCCCTTACCCCATCCCTCACGGAACGCTTTCACAAACGCCTGGCGCTGTTCGTCGTTCCACGGCTGAACGTTTGCCGGGCGGGTCAGATACGAATTGAACCGGCCCGACGATGTCCAGATCTCCGTGCGGAACTTATCGGCCTGGATCTGCTCGTTGAGCGTCTGCCGCAGGGCCGCGATCGGCGACTGGTAGCCGCCCGGATTGCCGGGCGAGTACATGCGGAACTGCACGAACTCGGTGCGGGGAATATCAACCGCCTCACCGCCCGATGCCGTCATGATCCTGATCGTGTCCGGCGCGTAATTCGTCTTGCGTTCGGAGTCGATGATCCATTCTTTCGGGATTAGTCTGAGCTGATACCCGCTCGTGCTTTCGGCATCCGGCAATAGCCAAATAGTCGACACGCCCATGAGGAACAATTCGGTGACGGTCGCGTTCCAGAACTCATACGCGGTCTGGTCTGCGTTCGGCCTGTAAAGAAGCCGCGCCGCCACGCTGTCCCTGTCTCTTTGCCGGTCGTTCTCTCCGCTCCGTGCGTAGACCTTCAGCGGCAACTGTGACACGCTGTCGGCCAGGTACGACACCACCGCGTGAAGGTTGGCCTGTGTCGCGTATAACTGCCTCGCGCTCAATCCATCCACACGCGGATTCTCCTCAGGCATCAGACTCACGTGGATGGTCGTGCGCCCGAAGAGGTCACGGAGTCTCTGTGTTATCTTCGGCATTTTCACGCCCTCCTGTTTGTAATTACTTTCAAACAAAAATCAGCGAACTCCCGGAGGCGTACACTGATTCATAAACTTTATTTTTGTCCTTGTTGACCTTCGTAGCCGCCGAAAACGCCATGATGCAGGCAAACAACGGCGCAATGTCATCCGGCGACTTGCCCCTGTCGGGGACTTCCGCCCCGCCGCCCATCTGCCTGATCTGCATGGTCTTGGCCGCCTGGTCGATCAGCGGTTGCGGCAGGTGGTAAATCCTGGCACCGCCGCGCGGGGTTTCGCCCGGAACGACCGGCACCGCAGCCGCAACGCCATCCCAGAACCGGCCCCACCCGTTCGGCAGGTCTGATCCCTCGATGGCGATGCGCTCCACGCCGTCGATAGTGCAGATCTGCTCAGCAAGGCCGGTGACCGGCGCCCCGCGTCCCTGGAAGGCGAGCTTCATCTTCTGCTTCATCGCCCTTGCCCTGAACCAGTCCATGGCCCATTCTGAGCCGTTACGCCTGGCGACAAGTTCAATGTGCCAGTCGCCATCCTCACGGAGGCCGCACACGCCGATGGATGTCCAGTTTCTATCGGCGGACATGTCGATGCCGAAATACAGCTCAGACTCCGCCGCGATGCGTGACTCGGTACTTGTCCCGGCATCCCAGGCACCATCGGGGAAGGGTTGAGGCAGTAATGTTTCAACCCACTGACACAGGCATTCTGTTCTGAATATCTGCTCCGGGTCTGTGTTCATCGCCGACTGCAAGGCCCGCTCAGTCAGGAAGCCGTAACCGAGAGACGGATTCGCCTGCGCCCATTGCTCACGATCGGCAATGTCACAGCCCGGAACGGCTGACCATTCGAAGATGGCAAGCGAGTCATCCATCTCCTCACCGCCGAGCGACGTCCCGATCGAAGCAATCCCGTCAGGATCGCCGATGCGTGCGTGCGCTTGTGCGCGGAGATGTCGAAGAACTACACTTGAAACATCACCGGCATTGCTCAGGCCGAACAGGATCGCCGTCGGCCTCGCCATCATGGTTTTGCTGATCGCGCCCCAGGCGTCCCACGTCGTCTGCTCTCTTAACTCATCCATCATGATGAGGTCACTGGACAGGCCCCTTGCTTTCCTAGTAGCGGCAATGACTTTGTATCTGTCATTCGTCTCGAGAAGCATCTCCCTCTTGCCAGTGCCTCTGTTCACTTTGCGCAAAAGTGCCTTCAAATCTGCTACCGCCTCGACCTGCGCGACTGTATCCTCAAACGTTTCAACGGCAGTATCGAGGTTTTGCGCCGTGCCGAGAACAAGGTGGGATTTTAACCCGAACAGGAAAAACAAATTCAAAAGCACTTCAAAATACGTCTTCCCGTTCTGCCTGCTTATGAGCACGAGAACATAACGGAACCGGAACCGCCATGTATCGCCGTCCATGACGATTTCAAGTGCGTGTATCGCAAGCCACTCTTGCCAGGGCAAAAGATGCTCGCCAATAAGTTCGCAGAACTCGATGAAGTGGTATCCGAGGGTCGTTTCCCGCGTCAGTTTTTGAGAGGGGGGCGTCCATATTCGCGGCTCTGTTCTGCCTTTTATCATCCGGCCTTCTTTCCGGCGATAACAGACAGTTCCTTCATGATGCTAGACGCCTTCCGTGATGGCGCCCCCTTTTCTACAATTTCAGTAAGCTGTCGCAATGCCTTGTTGTATGATGTTAAAAGATGCTCATATGCGGTAAAATGCGGATTCTCTCTTATCCCACGCTGACCGCCGCCATTATCATATTCAATAACAAGCGGCTCGCCTTCCAGTGTTCTCCGCGCCTCTTTTAACTTTTCCGCCATAAATACAACGGATTCTGCAAGTTCAAGACTTTCATCATGGAGCGTATGAACGCCCATGCATATCTCCTCGGCTTTGCTTGGCATTCCTACACCACCTTTTCAATACTGTCGCCCTTTTCCGAATTGCAAATAATGTGTGCGACCTGAACGTTATCCCAAACATGTCCTCCGCCTTTTGACATCGGAATGATATGGTCAATGCTCGGATACATTGGGCCAGAGTATTCCGACCAACTATGGTCATTCGGATCGCACATCTCTCCGCATATGGCACAGTGCAGACCGTCACGCTCTATCAGCTTCTGGAGCGTAACGGAACTGTCATAAGCGCATCCGTACTTTTTCGCCCTGTGGCGATGCCCATCTTTGTATCCGTTTATTTTCTTCCATGTTCTGCCGAGTCGTCTATGCTTTACATTTGCGCATTCTTGAGAGCAAACGCCATTATCTCTTGCGTACTTTAACCCGCATGATTTAACGTATTCGCGTACTGTATACGGCTTGCCGCATATTTCACAGATGCCCGATTTGTTCAAAAAAGATTCATGTGCGTCTGCATAATAGTTCTTAGGCGGATGTGTCAGCCGATACCATTCGCGCTCCCACGAGCGGACAGCCGCCTCTTGTTTTGCAATCCGTATCCGCTCGGCCTTCCGTCTTTCCGCTTCACGTTTCTTGCACTCAGGGCAGGTGACGCCTTTCTTTCTTAGTGCCGCAACGGTTCGCTCGAATTCGGCATCACATTTATCGCATCTTATCCTGACATGGCTATTTTTATCTGAGTAACCGCAAAGATACGTGAACCCAATTTTCTTGAGGTCATCGGAAAGTTGTTTCTCTGCTGTTGCCGTTCTGTTTGCGTTAGCCTTCCGCCATGCGCTATATTTTCTATCAGGATCGACAACGTTGTATTTTTTAGCGGCGTTCCCGACATCGCTGACGGTACAACCTAGTATCTCAGCGATTTCGGTTTGTTCTAACCCATCTGCATACAGTTCGGCCGCCCGCTTTGCTTTCTTAGACCTTGCAAAAATATCGTTTCCGTCAGACGACACGCCGCACTCCGGGCATGTGAGTCTTTTCTGGCGTCCGTGAAACACCATGGTGACGCTAAACGTCAAAAACTCCGTTTCACAAGTTTTGCATTTGGCAAAAACCTTGTGTCCGTGATCAGACGTCCAATCCCGCCCAATATACTCGAATCGTTCCGAGAGTCCATGCTCCTCGAACTTTTTCCGATAGTTTTCTTCTGCCTGTGTTCTGTTCATAGATACCACCTTTCGTATCTCGCCTTAAAACAACGGCTCAGAAGCAGGCAAGGCTTTCCCGCTTGTCGTGTTGCAATCACTATCTGAGCCGAATGTTCCCAACAAAAAAGAGAGCGGTATGGGATACCACCCTCTTAATTTCGCGTTTTTTATTTAGACAC